GTCAAATACACCCTCATTCAGAATCACTTCGTTGATCTTCATCGTTTTTCCTAATACTTTTTGAAAATCTAACTGTGTCCCTGGCTTTAATTGCGTTCAACAATTTACGCTCCAATATAGCCGCTTTTTCAGTGTCATAATGCTTATTAATCATTTCTAACAAATTAATTGCGCTGGTAATGATATTATTAGCTCGGCTCTCAATAATGTGCTTAGTGTCACGGTTTTGTCCAATTGACTCTAATTCCTCTAAGAGACTGCGGGTTTTCTTTTGCATAAAAATAGATTTCCTATTATTATTTATCACTTTTTAAGTTGTTTCAACATTGCTTGCAATTTTGAACCCTGTACATCCGCAACTACTTTTTTCTGAATAGGTTCTAATATTTCCCCTGTGTCATTGTCAATCACCGGAGATGTACTGACTAATGTAGCATGTGGTTTTAATTGATTCATAATATCATTTGGACTAGGACTTGGTTTGTATTTTGCTTGTTGTTCAGCATACCCGTCAGGATCCTCGTCAGTAATTCTCATGGTCTCGATATTGTAGTCTAAGTCAATCTTTTGACCAACCCCTGTACTACTACGACTTTTCATACATTGCATTTGATACTTGCCGCGCTCACGCATACTACGACTTGTAAAGATACCAAACACGTTATCTGCTGTGTTAATCTTACTAATGCCACCTGCAATGTGACTGTGGTCAAACTCAATTTCATCAACTGCACTACGATTCAACTGACTTGCAGTTACCAATAAAACACCCATTTCTTTTGCTAAGTTACGTAATTCTTCTGCAACATACTTGTCTTTGATAAACTGATCGTTGGGATTGACTTTAACTGATACCGGCATAACCAAGTCAAGATAGTCAACCATTACAAAGTCAATTTTGATACCTGTTTGAATTTGTACTTCTTTCAAATATGCTCTAATATCGTTGACGTTACTTTGTGCAGGTAATGCTTTGACACGATACTTACCTGCGTTTCTACTAACAGCCTTGACTTTCAAGTGAGTTGTATCAATATCCCTACGAATATCTTTTGTGCCCATGCTAGTCAACATGGCATCTGTACGCAAACTAGTTAGTTCCTCACTAAGTTCTAACGTGATATAGACCCCACTCATTCCCTGTTGCAACCAGTTCAATGCCAAGTTCATCATAACCAATGATTTACCTGAACCACTACCACCTGCAAAGATATTCAATTCCCCACGACTCATGCCACCATAGAGAATCTTATCCATCTGTGGCCAGCCTGTACTTACTTGCCCACCTGCGTTAAAGTATTTGTTGATACGAGTTTTAGGATCATAAAAGTAATCAGTACCCATGTCTTTTTGTAGACTGATTTGTACTGCATCTTTGATTAGTTTCTCGACTGGACTAAAGTCACCCTTTTCTAACAAGTCGGCTGCTTTAAGAATTGCTCGTTCTAGTTCTTGTCGTTTTGTAAATGCTTCAAACGCATCAAAGAACCACTCGTGATGACCATCACTTAAGTCTTCAATGGGTTCAATTTCTACTCCTGTAATTGCTTTGATTTGAGTGTTATCTGGAAGTACTTTATACTTGTCAGTATGTTCTTTAAACATCTCCGCTACTGGTCGTAGGCTCTTATCAAAGTTCTCACTATTCATAATGTTCATAACACGAGTATATAAACCCGCGTCTGTTAACATCATTCGCAAAAATAATTTCTGTACGTCTGGTGTATATTCTAATTGTTTAGAATCCGTTTTGTTTGCCAATTTTCTTCCTCTGCATTTCTAATTTTATTTTGCTCATTGTAGCACTTTGTAGTATCGCTAGTAAAGTAGGTAATTTTCCGTACTTGACTACAGCATCATTCACATCTTTTACGTTTGGGCCCCAGTTAGGTAAACTAACATGGTATCCTAATTCTAATGCTCTATCAATTAGTTTGAGACCTGTCTTGTCAAAGTCTGGAACTACGATTACTCTTTTGTTTAATTGTGCTATCAGTTGAGCCTGTTCTGGACTGATATCATCATGCATGACTGCGACACCATCAATAGCTAATGCATCAAAGATACCTTCGGTCACGATACAATATTGCCAGTCATATTTTTGCTGGTCAATATTGAAAACGTAACCTGGTTGTTGTTCGTTTATGTACTTGGGGATTCTTCCATCAATGTACCTACTAGTAAAGCCCACAAGTTTGTTCTTGTAGTTATAGGGCACAATAATGCGTTGCTGATTTCTGATGTTGTCTTTGTCATATGGTGTGACATAGAATGTATATTTACTTAGGTCTATGCTACGATTATCTAAGTAGTTAATGAACAATTGATGATTTTGGTTATTCTTGTCTAATCGTTCACTATTTTCAGGTAGTTCCTTGTTTTGAAACTTAAGTGCTTTTTTGTGTTGTGGTTGTATCAAGTCTAACGCATCTTTGTGCTGTAGACTTTCTAAGCTCCAACGTTGTATCTGTGTCTCGTCACACCCACACCATTTTAAAAATTGTTTTGTTTTAGGGCCGATTTGTTTACCAAGTGTGAAGTTACAACTATAACTACAATTGAAGCAATGCATGACCCAATTGTTACCTTCAAGTTTAAGTCCACCACGACTTCTACGATCAGGTTTATGTCCTCTATGACCACAACAGATAGCATTGAAACTGATCCAACCACTTTGGGTCTGTTTCTTTCTACCGGGAATCAAAGAGGTAATATCAAACATACTACAATTATATTACAGTATGTATCAGAAAGCAAGAGTCTTGGGACTTTATCTTGCCAATATGTCAGTCACATCGCCCTGAGTACAATTAAACTGCACTCTGATATATGGATGGAATCCTTCTATTTGGTAGTAATCAGTATTTGCTTGATTAATATAAGTGATTGGATCATTGATGTTATACCAGTCATTGTCTGGTATAGTTGATCCTTGTACCTGAACGGTACCTGAAAAGTTATTGTAGTATGCTTGCAAAGTTAATTTTGGATTATATGATGTACTAACTGTGCTACTTGTAAATGTTACTGTGTTGTTTTGTGGAACAGGATGTGAAGGGATAGTAACATTCATGCTAGGCATATGTTTTGGTAACACACTATCCTCAATCCAAATGATACCACGTGCTGCGCTGTCATTGTCTAAGAACACAGGCACATTGAAACTGTTTGATGGGATTTCTAACGAATAGTATCCTTTTTGTGATTCAACACTATCTAGTTCTGACGATAACAATTGAAGTTCAGCTAACCCTGTTAATGCATAAACAAGAGTCAATGCTTTCTGTATTAGGACCTGAGTTCCATCACTATTAAGGATACGCATGGTAATCTCAGCACCGGTAATGTCTACTGGTTTTTGTTCTTGGTTAATGAATTTGAACTGGATTCTGTTATCCACGCCCTTATGCAATCTTAAATTTTTTGCGTACACGATACTGTAACTCCTAGGTGAGTTGCCATAGATCATCACTACGATTTGTCTTGGTATGTATGAATAAACTTCGGTTGAATACACGATCTGGCTCCTATAGTGTATTTAGTAAGAAATTAAATATAATGGTAAAATTGCCCAGATAAATAATCCTAGAGTTACTTTATTTGATGCACAACGAATTCTTTCAAAAACTATCAGAAAATCATCCATTCATCACTGTTTGCTCCTACGCTGGCCAAGATTATGTAGGAATTGTACAAAACCGTGATGATGTTGTTACCACTATATATGATTATGGTGCGATAGTGGATCAGATATTACGTCAAAAATTTCTAGACCTCGGGGATCAATGGTGGTGGGAATCAAATAGATTGATCCCCATTAATATGTTCTTAAAGACTGAGTGGGCCGAGTTTAGACCCTATTTACGAACGTTCAATAATAAAAGTCTAACTGTTATTCACGGACCCACATGTAGCATGTTAGAACTTGGTAAACGCAAGAGCAAGCGTAAAAGCATCACTTTAGTCAAGCGACTGCCCTAGATTCTCAGTCAACAAATTCATATGCACAACAACTAATAATGCGTAAGCACAGGAATGTGAACGTTTGAATGTGTACCCATCAATATCTTTATCCCATACAGTTTTCGCTACTTCACGCCAAGGTAATCCAATCAAGTGTTTTTTACCTGGACGAATGATAGCAAGAAACATTGCTAGTCTAGGAATACTATCAATTGGTTCAGGCATTCGTTGAATAGAGTTATAGTGATTGCTTAAATGAATCAACTTCTCAACAAATGTTTTGTCATTTAGTTTACTCCAGAATGGATTCTGCATTAGTCGTTCTAAATGTTGTTCATCCTTAACATGATTATAGATATGAACATTCAATAAGTCTAGTTTAAAGTATCCACGTTTCTCTGCATCACTATAATCAATGTTAGCCATGTCATTGATTGCATCATATGGAACATCTGTGATATGTACCCCTGTTGAATGTTTACGCATAGGTTGTACTTTACGCATTGCTGCAGGGATATATTTGATGTGTTGTAGAATTTTATCCCTATCACCAAAGTCAATATCAATATCTGATTGAAATTTCATCGTGTCATTAATCCTGCTTTAATCATTTTCATATATGCTTGTTGAACAACAATGGCTTGTCGTTCGGCATCTTCTACTGCTTTGTGAGAAGTAACATGCCCGCCGTCTCTGAGTTTGACCCCAGCCACTTCGTAAAGAGTACGGGTATCTCGCACACTCCAGAATGGCCAGGGGATTCGCATGTCAAGTTGTTTCCATGCTGTTTCCATAACCACGCAGTCAAAGGCAGCACCGTTACTCCACACAGCACGGCGATTCCAACAAAAGCTATATAACTTTTCCATGCATTCTTTAAATGAGATTCTATCTCTGTCCCCCAATGCTTCTTCTTGGGCTGCTGCTGACTGCTCACCCCACCAGCGTAATGTATCATCGTCAATTATCCTATTGTATGTGTCTGTCTGTTCTTCGATTGTTGGTCTGAGTTCCAATCTCTCAGCGATGCCAGTACCTTTTGGATCAAAGCGCACTGCACCAATTGTAAGTATAACACAATAAGGGTCTGTTGACAAACTCTCAATGTCAATCATAATGTCCGCTGCCATTTAGTTCTTCCACATTTCGTAAATAAACTTTGCCTTGTCGTCCCAGATTTCAATATATAACACGTTTCCGGCTAACCAGAAGTCCCAAGCAATACCGCGCTCACCTAAATTTCTACGACACCATTTGATATAATCATTTGGATCAACCTTTTGATAATTCAAATCAATCTTATGAGTAATACGACCACGACTAGTTGTTTCGTAAGAGGTGCGATCAGGTTGAGTTACATGTTGCAATGGTGCAAATGTACCTGTACTATTACCAATTCCTGCTATTGCCATTATTCATACCTTAGACTAAACCATGTTGCTAATTTTTCTTTATAAAATGTGAACACAGTATGTCTATTATACACTGCATCATGGCTCAAGTCATCATATCTGGGTTTATTGTATGCAAAGTCAAAATCAGTACCTTGAGTATATCCCTGTTG